TTACTTTCATAAGATGTACAGACTATCTCATTCACCATATGGAATTAAATCCACTTAGGGTTCTGCACTTCGGAAGACTTCTTCCTACTGGCATTTCAGCCATAGTCGTTGAGGGCAACTCTATTCGAATTTTCCCTGCTGATTATCCAATCCTTAATCTTTTCAAACCGTTCCATTTAAGCATATTTCATCCTTCTGTTTTGGCATTAAGGCTCTAAGGACGTTCCAGTCATATACGCAGAAATACATCACACCGTTTCCAGTAGTGACGAGCCGTGTGGAAATCACAACTTGTATAAGAATTGGCAGCTCTTATTGTTCCATAGCAACTATTAATCTGACCATTATATATCCATTGAAAATTCCAGTTACAATGCAGCACATTATATCTCACATACGCATTCTGATTATCCCTATCAACTATCATCCACCATAAACGTCTGTTTTCTGGTGGTTGTAAAAAAGGATTCTTTAATTCTTCTTCTGTCAAGTCCAAATCAGGACCTGTATCATTAGGAATAAGAATATAACTGCCAATGGGATAATGTACCTTTGGACGAAATTGCAGATAATAGTCTACATCATCTTTGGCAATAGATTGCGCAAAGTGGAATTGATACTTTGCATCTTCCCATTTCCAACCGTCTTTAGTCAATACGTAAACTCGCTTATAAGTAGGATCATCCGTAAAAGTATTGTTCAATACCATATCTGATTGATTTCTTCTTATTTGTGCGAGATTACCGCCATAAGTGGTTAAGTGATTTTTATAAACATTATAATTTATCATCACTATCACCCCCTTGGCTATTGGCAATCTTATCTATAAGCATATGTGCATCTAAGATACGTTTCCTATAAACAGAAAAATCAAAGTCTTCTTGTTCGGTGAGTAGTATTGCACCTTGAAGAAGACACATAATAGCGCAAATCTGAGGTGGATAGAAGAGTAGATCATTTAATCCACTAATCTCACACATAACATTATCAAAGTATTTTTTAAATGCTTCGGATGTCATTTCTGGATATAATTCCGTCATTTTAGGATCTTTATATAATAATAACCAATGTATTTTTTTATGTAGTTGTTTGATATATTCGTTAAACTGCTCAGTTTGGAATGAACCGTATTTATGATCAATCATAAGTCTTCTCCATTAACATAAGCGTTATAGATATATCCTCTGTCACAGATCATGCGTCTGCGCTCTTTCTTGAGAGCCTTAAGAAGATTAGAGACTTCTTGAATTTGTTGGGCCTGTGAGTAATACTTTTCTTCTTTGCTTCCAAACATCTGTTTAATATTATTTAAACTGAGAAGCTTGGGAGTAAGCCATTCAATACACATTCCAAGTACCAGAAGTTCGGTAACAAAATCTTCATCTTCCATTTCTTCAACGGGAGATTTTAACTCATAAGAAAAACGCATTACATCATCATCAAATGTAATGATAGAGAATAATCTACGAATATATGATGGACGCATTGCTGCATGGAGCCAACTACATAAAAAATCCTGAGCAGTGTTATCATCCAACTCTAAAAAATCGAAGGCTTCCACCCGTAAGTAGAAGCCTGAATATATATCATTATATGCAATAGAGGCCATTGGTTATACCTCCATTCTGGGTTAATCTTGCACTAAGCGCATCAGCATTTTTGTATCAAAAATTTCATCCAGTTTTTGAATTCTCTTGATACTATCAAAAGTACCATTATCAATCATAGTAGATACTAGCGTTTGCAATGCGTCTTTTGCTCCTTCAGGCAGTTCTTTGATAGCTTTTTCCATTTGAGATGCAGGAAGTTTAAGGATAGCTTTTAAATCATCTGCGGAATACATTGTTCCATACAGATCCTCTAAAGCAGGAAATTCTTTTAAGAAATCCTTATCCATTACAATAAATCTTGGTTTATACATAATTTTATCCTTCGAACGTGCTGCATAAGCAAGATCCTGATACTCAAGTGGAACTACATCATCAATATCTGCCCAAGTGTACAGATTCTTTGTTTTCGCACCCTCGAAATGTAATTTACCTGGAGTAATTGAAATACAATCAATAAACTCATCAGATTTAAATCGTTTTTTTTCAATTACTTCTTTTTCAACAGTCACTTTAGGGGTGCTTGTGATTTTTTTATTTTCAGCCATATCTTTTCTCCCTTTTAATCCTAATAATTATATTACTGGAAATTCCACTGACCAAAATACTGAGTAAGAACAGTACCAACGCCAAACTCCCTCTGCACTTCATAAGTGTGGAAGTCATCAGCCAGGTCAGCTTTGTTTTCTCCTCTTTCAACAATCTGAATTTCACCACGATCAGTAACCTTAATCATCTTTTCCTGACCACGAGCAAAGATCAGCAGCTTATCATTAGGAATCAGCTTATTGGTTACATCATTCATAGCAAATCTCTGAGGTACTTCTACCAGAGCAACACCCTCATAATCACCTAAACGTCCCATATGGGCAACATCTTCTTTCTGAGAAGGCGCTCTCCAGTTAACGTCAGTCAGATTATTCAAAGCCTTCAGAGCAGTCTTAGTACCAATAATAACTACCTCTGCACCACCATTAGCCATCTGAACATCTTCCAGAAGCTCATCAAAATCAGCTTTAGTAGAAGCACTCAGTACGCCAGTCTGAACAAACTGAGACTGGTTCGGCAGTTTAGCGGAAGCAGCGTAGAACTCAGTAAAGGTCATTTCTTTAATCTTTGCAATATAAGCCTCAGCAATCTTATCAGTCAGTTTGGTGAAATCAATACGACCAAGCAGGATCATATCAATATCTTTACCAACCTTCACACCATAAGGTTTGGTATGAATCCGATAAGGCTGACCTGCACTTAAGTGCTGCATGGTAAGGTCATGATGGTCACCTGATACTTCAGCAACAATAAAATTAGCTTCAGGATCGGTCTCCCAATATTCCTCATCATCACCAAGAGCGATATTACGATATTCTACATAATCATCAAAGAATTCATCAGCCAGTAAACCAGTTACGACTTTGAATTCAATATCCTGTTCGATCAGTTCAAACAGTTCGTCAGCATGCTTATTAATCATTCTAGAACGTCTTTTCTTAGACTTCATATCTTCTTCAGTCAGTTCACAAACTTCCATCAGAATTTTACGAATGGCCTGGTTAGCTTCATGTTTAGAGATCTTGCGTCCATTACCATTCTCATCATATTCATATACATCGTTGCCATGATTCAGATCAAAGCACAGATTACGAAATGCATCATACTTTTCCTCGTCTGCGAATACTTCACGCAGATGATTTGAACTAAAATTCACTTTCATAGTAATTTCCTCCTTTCTCTAAAAATTAAGCAACTACAAACTTACCATTGGTAATAGTAGTGATTTTCTTACCTGCTACAGGTGTGCCATCAAAACCCTCTTCAGACAGCCAATAACGATCCAGAGCATGCATAATATAACCACGAACGGGACCATCTTTAGGATCGTTGTAGAAATTCTCTTCAAGAGTCAGCTGACGAGGAGACTCCTCTTCAATAAGAGGCTTCTGATAAATAAAAGCAGTCTTATCATCAGTTACCTCATCAATATGTACAAGCCACAGCTTGGATACAGGATGCTGTAAAACAATAGTAGCCTTTACCTGATTAGAAGCAGCTTCATACTCCCACAGATCTAAAGCTTTCATACCTTTTACATGAACTACACGTCCATTATCAATACCATTGGTTTCACCAGAAATATCTAAAGATACCATATGCTCACCGTAATCCTGAGCAATGGAATTACCAATCTCAGCACGGGTGTGCTTCTGCACAGACCATTGAATAGCCATAATTATTTCTCCTTTCATAAAATAATTAAATAGGATGAGCAAGTAATGCATACCCGCCATCTATGTTGTTATTTAGTAAATATTCATCATAAAACTGAAAAAGACGTGGATTTTCATCCATGTCTTTTTCTGCCGTTTTTCTATTATGTGTACAACACTTTCTCCAATAAAATAAGAGGCTACCTTTCGTAGTCTCTCAAATATAAGAAAAGAATGAGTGGTAATTATCCACCAAATTCCTTATGTTGGTATTAAGAACATACCCCTAATATGCGTAACCAACCAATCTATTATTTCTTAAACAGATTTCCGTATCTGCTCTTTTTAGGATTTCCTTTCGCACCACTAGGTACTAATCCCATACGAGTAACTTTCTTCTTTTTCTCTTCCTCATTGGCTTCGAAATTTAAAGAACCACTCTTAGCATAATTCAGAAGCATACCATCAACCTTTTCTTTTAACTCTTCAAAGGTCATTTCATTCTTACCATCATTAACCTCGTTAACAATAGCAGTGAAATCTTCCTTATCAGCAATTGCAGAATAATCATCTGATGCGACTAATTCTTTCTTCTGATACTGTGCCAGATCCTTAGAAATCTGCTCATAATTCTGTCTCATGTTTTCGACTTGCATCTTTTCAGATTCTGTCAGTAACATAGCAAATAACTGCGTTCTTTCACCAGAAAGACTAACAGTGTCACCGTCCTTGGTATAACTCTGTTTCCAGAATTTATCAGAATCCCAATCTTCCATAATGAAGTAATCTTCATAAATATCTGCTACGTAACACCATTCATTCTCATTACGGTAAACAGTACATAATGCATTAAGACTCTGACGGATTTCATTAAAGCTTAATTCAAACAGTTGACTAAACAATTCTTCTTTGGTAAGAGAATTATTCTGTTTCTTCTTTTTGCCAGTAGTCGCAGAATCATCATCATTTACTGCACCGTCATCTGGATCATCTTCCGTATTATCATTACCAGTAGGTTCTGTAACAGGATCTGTAACAGGATCTGTAACAGGATCTGTAACAGGATCTTCTTTAGGATCAGCAGCGGGTTCAGGATCAGTTCCACCTTCAGTTCCCTCACCCGTATCATCAGGATCATCAAATGCTGTCTTAAAGGCGGTTTCTAATTCCTCATCAGATAATCCTTCATAACTGAACGTAATATCTTCCTCAGTCTTGCCATATTTCTCTAAAAGTTCAGTAAACTTATCCATTGGCGTTTCCTCCTTTCTTTCAGCATTATTTATATTTAAACTCTCAAGCGTTTTATTAAGTGTCTCAAGAGTCTCAATCAATTTATCATTTCGCTCATAGTTCATTTCCTGCGCTGCGAAATCTTCAATCTGTAAATGCGCATTTTGCATTCCTGGTCTACGATCCTCTCCCAAAAGTGTAATTCCACCTAATTCAATATCCTCTAATAACAATTCTTTCTTCTTAGCATCATAGGACATCTTATTGACATACAGTTCTGCGGATACATCTGTACCACCTCTGCGTTCAATAATTTCCGCAGCAGGAGTATACTCTCTTGGAATAGCAGCTTTAGCATAAACGTAATATCGTTTATCTTTCTTATCATATTTCATTACAGGATCATCAGATGTAATGCATCCTACCTGCTTTTCCAAATAAACAATATTTCCATTATCATCTATTTCCATATCATGAGCAGTAAAATCCAATACTTCGGTTCCATCGTCTAATGTAACAGTTTGGTAATTACAAAGAATTGGTTTATATTTAAATCCGTTTAAACTATTTTCCATGGCTTTCTTTGTAACATTTGATCCGTTATTATTCTTATTAGTATGGAATGCCCTGATATTGGCGAATAACATAGACTCATCATCAGATTCTTCCTGCTCAAAAGTCGCAGGAACACTCACGCATAACTTATAACCATTTTTATTTGAATCAAACTCTGTAAAATTTTGCTCTTCACAGAATTTAACTAACTGATCAATAGTCATTATTGTCTTACGCATCTTTAACCTCCTTTCCTTTAAAATAAAAACTCCTCATCTTAAATAGGAGAGGAGATTAAACGAACAATTTATTCGTATATATAGTATTCTCATTTAATGAGAATGTAATCTTATCATTATTTATGAAAGTCCATCCAGAAGAACTCTGATAAACTTCTTTTAATCCCAGTTTTCTTAAGGTTTCAGCAGTTTCTTTGGATGTTGTATATATAAATTTCTTATCCATAATTACTCCTTAAGACTGTGCTTTATCTCTTTTTTCTGCAGATTCATCTCCAGTATCCGTTGGCGTATCAGACTTAGGTCTGCCACCAGTAACTGGATCTGTTCCATCTGTCACCACACCAGAATTAGTAAACGAAGAATTAAGAGGATAAATCATGATATCCTGAAGTTTAAGAACTTCGTTCTCCAAGAAAAGCATAGCCAGACTATCTTTTTCGGAGAATCCGTTAAGAGTCATATATGCTAATTTAGTAGGTAATGAATACTGTCCCGCTTTCAGCATGTCTTCCTTAAATTGCTCTCTGGTATATACGGATATGGGGAAGAATTTAACTGTACAAGGATTACTACACAGATACCCCAATTGTCTGTTCACGAATGCCTGTGTCTGGGGAAGAAGAGAGGAGATAGCAAATTCGGTATTTGCAACCTGTGAATATCTAAATGCTTCTGCACCAGATATGGTTTCTCCATTTAAAATCTCCGCACCGCCAGTAGTATTTAATACTGTTTTTGTAGCATTTGAGACTTTCGTGGTATCACCTGCAGCCTGATCATCAAATGATATAGAATCAAGCTTACCCGGTACTAATGCAGCGCTAATATAATCAGGTAATGCTTCATTGATCATTCTCTGAAAATAAGCCAATACCAGATCTGGATTAACTTTCCAATCATCCACATCTTCGCCAATAGTTTCCATTTGTAACCAGATCATTTTATATATTTCCTGCTCATCTGCAATGGCCTGAATATCTTCCAGATCGGCTAAATTGATCAAAGCATTAAACGCTGCTAAAAATGGAGGAAGGACAGTTTCATAATCCTCATAACGGTATTTTAGACAAATAGCATATTCATCTGGTACTGGTTGCCATTTTTCACCAGAACTCTGATATGCTCTATACATTTCATCAAAAGGTTCGGGAATATACTCAAGTAATTCCTGACGAGATCTCAGATACGTCATATCCATACTAATGGCAAAATCACCAGTGGTATATTTGCCATCAATTCGTGCATAATTCGCAGGAATCTGCCAAATAAATACACCAGTTTCATCTATAAGATAAATTCCATAAAATACATCCTGTACAAAACATGTAAGATATATACTATAGAATTCTTGTTGTAAATGCATTAACTCAATCCAATCGAGCGTTTCCTGATAAGATTTAAGTGTTTTATTTACATCTGCTCCCTTAATTAAATCGTATTGAGGAATAACAGATCTTCCATTTAAATAAAACATATTCGCATAAAAATGACATAATCTCATATACGTCATAGAACGATAAAATAAATACCAAGATAAGTTTCTTAAGTTTTGTTCATTACTGCCCAAATTACGCATGTAAGTACGTAACTGCTCTTTACTAAAAACACTAATAGCTTTTGTCTGAGTCTTTGTTACATCTCTTAAACGAATAGCGTTTCTTTGATCTTCTTCATATTTTTGTAATTTAGCTTGGGCTTTCTCATAATCTTGCACTAATTGTTTTTGCTGTGCTACAGTTAATCTCGAAGATGCCGAAGCACTCTTCGGAGAAGATTTTACTTGTGCCATAGACACCTCCTTGACTTTAAGTTTTTTGTTATCTAAAATAGAGGTGATGGGAGAGTAATGTACCTCTTACTCTCCCAGGTATAAATTCAGAAAGGAGGACTATTATAATGACAGTTATAGTAAATATAGGTATGTGCTGTTTAGCATGTAACTTAACTAATGTAATTACTAAACTGATTGTCAGTTTAGTTCTGGTACGCCATCCTGAACTATCTGATAAGAAAGTTAAGTACATTACACATATGTTTGCATAACTCGTCACGATAATGTCCCAAGTATGAATTGTGCCAAGGGTGGGGTACAGTACGCATACCCTGCCCTTTCATATATTTAATCCCAACTATTTGGTCTTTTAGCGGGACGAATAATTAATTTATCTAATAAAGATTGATTATTGGTCGTAGTACGTTTTTGTGTTAAATGCTTGCGTCTCTCTTGTTGTAAAGCATAAGCAAGCATGATAAGGGTGTAGAAGCGGTCGTCATGAAGTTTTCCCGCTTTTTCTGGTGCAAGATCGAATGAATCTCTACCAGATTCCCTTTTCTTACGTACTATGTTAACCGTTTCTTCTTTCATAGCGTCAATGTTGGCTAAAGCCAATTCTTCTTGCCAATCCAGTTTAATTGTCTTAGTATTTACAGATTGTACTTTTGATAAAGCTTCATTATATTGCTCTTCATAGTCTTCTTTACTTAGCTTTTTCTTCTTAAGTTGTTTAGCAATATCCGCTTTCGCATTTTTAAGCTTTTCCTCATCTATATCAAAGACAGTCAAATATCCCTTATTATCATAAGGAGCGGTAAAGGATATTTTATTCTGATTTACTAACTCAATAAGGGCCTCTGCCATTTCAGATTTATACGCTGTCGGTGACATAAGATGAAGCTTATCAACAGCATTCGGAAAGCGCTTTACATATTCCGCTGAATATTCCTTATCAATTAATCCTCTATGCTTTTTACCAGACTTATCTTCCCAGTCTTCCATTAAGAAGTCGGCAATGTTTACACCACCACCGCCAGAACCTGCATCAATATAGATGCCAATAATATTTCCATAAGCATCTACACCTGCGTTATATCCAAGTATCAATTCCTTTAAATATTTAATCTGATCAGGAGTTTGCATGGGTGATTTAATCTTTTTTCCTATATCCATAAGATTAAGACAATTACATACCCTCATCTTAATATCATCATCACCATTTATATCCTTTTCATGGTATATTTCTCCCACACTAACTACACTGTTATCTCTGGTACGAGCAGGATCATATGCTATTACAAATTTCCTCTCACCAGTATCATTATCTAATAATGGTTTACGAGTTTCTTCGTTACGAGTAATTACGCCTCTACGAATAATTGCATCTGCACCTACATCTGTTGTGAAAATACAATAATACTCCCTTCTTGCTTTCTCTGGATTTCTGCGCATTTCAGATTCAACCGTAGAACGAGAAAGAAGAGGAGTGATTAATTCTCCACGAAGAGTGGGCCTAAATGCTTGTTCACAATCTATATGTAAAACTGCAAAATCAGGATTTCCCATGATCTGCTGTTTAGAAAAATCTCTATATAACTTATAAAATTCAGTATCAGTACTAGAAGCAGAAGATATATAGAATTTCTGATATGGAAGATTAGTAGCGAATGTTCTTTGTCTGATTGGATCAATAGATTTACCAGAAGAATCTTTACCTGTTTTTAAGCTTTTATTGGTTGCTGCAAATGCTCCATAAACTGCGATCATCTCACTGGATAAAAAACCGCACTCATCAAATATAACCGTACCACGCTTACCTCTTTTGGCGTCTATGTTACTATTTAATGTAACCGTTTGTGAGCCATTATATAGATTATATGAAAAACCATTTGATGAATGGCTAAAGCCGTCACCTGCAGCATTCTTAATCTCAATTTCATGCTTAAAAATATAGCCTGATGAACCACTAAAGGTATCTATATTATCATTAGCTAATTTTTCCAATGTCATAAATGTTTCTTCGGCCTGTCCACCAGAACCACTGGCTATATACGTCCAAACATTATTAAAAGCCATATCCTTTGCCATAGTCTCTAAATCTATTACGGTAGATTTACCATAGCTTCGGGTACATACATAAAGTACATTCGGGCAAAACCAAGAACGCTGCACCATCAATACTTGCCCATCCAATAACTCAATATTAAAAAACAAATCTATCATTGGAACAGGATTGCATTGAAAATACTTTTGCATTTTTGCTATCTCTAAAAGCCCATCAATTTTTCTTTGCGAGAGGGGATAGTTAATTGGCTTCACAAAAATGCCGTAATCTTTATAAAAATCTTTATCATAATCATCAGGAACCCATATATTATTCTGAGTTAGCATTATCTGACACCTCCTCAGAATTTTCTTCAGTTTCTTCTTCTAACGAAGAGAATGGAGCATATAGTTCCTTTAGATCTTTTAAATGTATTTGTATATCAATATTTTTTTCTTCAAGATAATCTTTTAAGTCCAGATTTTCTTGAAGCAATATTCTGTTGATTTCTTTATACTGGGCAAGCTGCTTCCTTAAATCAACAATGACTTGTCTCATTTCTGCAACCATGTCTGACCATTCAGATTCATCTAATTGCAATTGTTTCATAATAGAAGCGTCACTGGCTTCCTGCACCTGTTGCATACCACGGCAGGTTTGAATATCAAAACCATTGACATTGGCTGCACGAAGATTCAGATCCCGGATCTGTTTAATCTTTCCCGTCCAAGTTCCTGCACCTTTAGTACGTCCTTTGTTATTCTTAAGGCTGATACAGCTTTCTGCTGCCAGATCCTTGATCATTCCAGTAATTTTTCCCTTACTTTCCTGTAGACTCTTTATAGTAGCAGAGTTATTTTGAACCTGTGTTATATCAGCCATTAGCTTAGATATCGCATCATCGATCTTACTTACCTGTAAGAAATTACGCACAATATCAATACAACTTGAAGTACGAAGCATATCATCACTGTTATCTTCACCAGTGTCTAACAATCCTAATAACTGTGAGTACAAGAAAGGCTGATCAGAAATTGCTTCTTTTTCAAAAGGATCGTAGGAGAGCAGTCTTTTTACATCTGCTTTATTTTTTAAGAAATCAGCATATGTATCCTGATCCTCTCTGCCCCGCATGACATCTTCGGCTGTTTTTTCATCTTCGTATAGTTGCTTTACTTTAAACATATCCGAATCCTGAAAAGTCATTCCATAATAATTTACCATTGCTATATTTTTTACATACGCAGCCCATGGATTACTTTTCTGATTCGTAATAGTATCATTACTGGCTTCAGCAATACTGGAATCCCACACATTATCCAACATAGGCTTATTTAACGCCATACATGCTTTAGTAACGCTATCCTTAGTAGGTTCATGCTCAAAACCCTGATCATCAACTCTTAAGGCAATCTTACGAGCGCACTCTCTGCATATAGGAGTTAATCCACTCTTAGATAACGGATCTGTAGACATATAAAAATAGTCTCTGCGTTTTTTCTTATTACACATATAACACCAGACTTTATCTTTTTCGTCTTCCAATTCTGCCTCTGCTTCCAATAATCTTTCCTTTGCCTCTGCAGCGGTCATTTTCTTTACTTTTAACTCCAGATCAGTAGAGGCATTTTTGGATTTTCTGGTAGCCAAATGACCACCTCCTTTATTCCTGTATTTTCATATAAACTGCTCCAGTAGGATTTGAACCTACGACTTCCTGATTAACAGTCAGGCGTTCTGCCGAACTGAACTATAGAGCAATAAAAAAAGAGGCCAGTTGCCTGACCTCTAACAATCATTATTCAAAAAACGACCATTTCAAGTAATATATAAATTTATTTATATATGGTTTCAAATGGTCGTTTTATCCCAGTACAACGGGATAAATCGCTTCAATTCCTTTTTGATTACAAACTAATACAGTTTGTGACGGATCTGACGTCAGGCGATTCTTAACACAAAATTCATCACAAGAACCGTTAAGACTACCACACTGTATTACTTTTATACCAGATACTTCATTCATTGCAATATGATGCTTGTGTCCCATAATAATCGCATATGGAAACCTTCCTATATAAGCACATAATTTTTGAACAGAAGATTCAGATATACCATCAAAATCTCCGTGTACATTAATATATTCTTTTCCATCAATAATAAATGACGAATAAGTATCTGTCATCTTTTCAAAGCCAACATATACTCCTTTATCATGAGAATGTATTTTACTAATAAACCAAGGAATTATGTTATCTAATTTTTCTCCTAATAAAGAATCATCTTTATTTTTTTCTAATCTACTATGATTACCGGGAACGCTATATACTTCAACAAGATTAAATACCTGTCTCAATTCATATATAAAATCACTAATTAATTCACAAGCCAATATAACTTGATCGACTGTATTTTCTCTATTTGATATTTGAACCGATACATGAATATTTCCTGAAATAAGATCCCCCAACAAATTTACAATACACCTTGAAGGATTATGTCTGACTGCAATTGTGCTAATTTCAAGAATATAATTAGACAAACGATGTTTAACTTCTTCTATATCTAAAACGCCTATATGTAAATCTGATAAATTTATAATTATTGTATTATTTTTTAATACAAAACCATCATCATCCAAAAATGGATAACGCTCTTTTCCAATATCTTGAATTCTTGTTTCTAATAATTGAAAATTTTCTTCGTATCTTGCTTCTTCACGTAACAGTCTATTTAATTCAGTACGCTCATCCTGTAATTTCCTTTTTGCCTTATAAATATCCTGTTCTTTTTCAACCAAAGACTTTAAGGTATCATCGGACATACCAGATTTCATCTTATCGATATAATACTCTCTAACAAAATTACTGCCTAAAATATTACGACTCATTGACTCAGATAAACGTCTGTAATTATATGGAAGATCGTATTTTGCAATAATATCATCCCAATCATAATCATTAAATCCATTTATTTTATCAGAACAATCCTGTAAAAACTGTTCATATCTTTCCCTATTTAACCCCACAAGAGATAATTCGTTTTCAATATTCAAAACAAATTCCTCCTTGTTTTATATAATAGAAGAGGAGTTGTTACTCCTCTTCCTCATCATCAACTTCAAGAATCTCTTCTGTTTTAGCAGAACAAGAGATTGTAAAAGGCTCATCTTCAAAGATATCCTTAAAAGCCTTCATAAGATTTACGGTTTCACCAGACTCAAACTCTACGAGTTTTCCTCCTTTCAGCATAACATCTTTTACTTTAAAATCCTTTTTAATGGTTTTCTTACCTTCCATATCCGTTACTCCTTTTTGTCTTTATAGTATATCTTTTAACTGGCAATCTTTACCAATTATTTTATGAACAACCCCATTATCAATACCTTCATGATCAGCATAAAAATAGTATTCCTGTTCATACCGTCTATCATATTCTTCTTCTGAAATATTAGTATGAGACAGAACATGCTCTTTTAATCTTTTATTCATCTCATCAAAGAATGCCATAATATCTTTGGCTTTACTTGTAGAGTTTGAGATCTCAATATCCCCTTCATGCTGACAGAAAATGGTATTAGCAAACGCATACCTCGTAGGACAGCTTAAGTATATATGATAAGCCATTGATCCAACCATACTGAACCCTACTCCAATAACAGGCGTTTGAGAGGTAGTAATTACATCAATTAACATCATTCCTGCAAAACAATCCCCACCTGGACTATTAAGATACAGCTTAATCGGTTTTCGATTTTCAATAGGAATATTCATTGCTTCATCTCTTGCATTCCAAGCCAAAATTTGAAGAATATAATCATCTAATAATCCATCATCTACTCCACCGTTAAAAACTAAAACCCTTCTATTAGCCAGATCCTCTGCAAGAACAGTTTCTGGTGTATCAATGTCATAATTGTTTATTTCTGGTGAAAAAATAAAATTATCCATTAACTTCTCCTATATTATCCAGTGCCAAGCACTCATATTTATTCATATAAATCAGCAAACATCTTACTGGTTTCACTGCGAACATCCTCGCCCAAATATATACAACCAAATCTGGGATCACCCTTAAATGACTCACACATCTTAATCAGAGCATTATGCTCACTTGTATCCACCAGTGACTGCTTATAGTCACCTGCGAGATAAATCTTACTGTTCTCCCCAAGTCTAGTACCAATAAGACGTAACTGTTTCAGACTTAAATCTTCAGCTTCATCAACAACAATGATCGTATCATTATATGTACGACCTTTTAGGAAATAAGGAATGTTTTCCTCCAAAACTCCTTGTTGGCGTAAGCTGTTTAATTCAAATTCTCCTCCAGGCAGCTGATCAGCAAGAGGAGCAAAGAAATATTCAGTTTTACTTTCGAATTCTCCAGGTAAGTAACCAATTTCCCGACCTTCTCCATGTGGCTCTCTTAATCCCAGTAATCTGGACTGAGATCCTTTTTCTTTTACATGGTATAAACCCATACGCATGGATAAATACGTTTTACCACTACCGTACCCACCAAGAATAGCAGCTATAGTAATAGAAGGATTGAATAATATATCAAGCGCACATCTCTGTAAAGAGTTTTTCGCCTTAATATATTTAGAAGGGGGTAGACGTAAAGCTACAAATTTTTCACCATCATATCTCATTTCTTTAATAGTATTATCATCAGTATTTGTCATAATGAGATATTCGTTTGTATGCCAATTATTATAATCAATATCTGCCATATAAACATTTAAATCATTAACATCACCTGATATTTCTTTGTAGCCTTTATAGATATTTGTGATATTTTCTGTTGATTGGGATGGAATATGAAATACTCTTTGTGCTGATAACTTACAACATATATCATCAGAAACAAATGTCATGGCTTCATGTTGCGAGTCATAATAGCTGATAATACTATAAGCACAAGCGCATATTTTATTATCAGGTGTAATTTCTAATCCCATATTAACCAATGTCTCTTCTTCTTTACTTGAATATACACAAATAAGAATTCTATAATCATCCTCATCAATCATCTTAGCTACATGTCTGGCAGCAGCTTTTACGTCAGTATCTTTATTACGACTGGTCTTTATGGACTCTAATTCCTGTAATGTAACAGATGAAATCCATAACTCTCCATCATAATCCAGTACTTTGTCCTGGAGTTTCAGTAAAGCATTAGTATCAAAAAAATAGTTCAATCAAGTTTCCTTCTTTCTTAAATCATCTCTAGTAACAGTAGCAATTAACTGTTTTTGCCTAAAATCATTCAGTGCCTTTAGTCCTCGATGATCCTCTGTCAGGTAATATCTTTTTGCCCGACCTTTATGAGTAATACTTGAAATATGGATTAAATAACCAAACTTCTTACTCCGCAAATAATTTGCCTCATTCTGTGTAATTTGAATCACTATTTTATTCCTTCTTTTTCATAATATTTCTTCCTATAAGGAAGATAGTTGGAGTAACAGGATTTGAACCTGCGATTTCCAGATCCCAAATCTGGCGCTTTACCAAACTAAGCCATACCCCAATAATAAAAATGGGAGAGGAGAGTATCCTCTCCCCCAGAATCAACGTTTACAACTTAAGCAATAGCTTCCTTAAATGCCTTACCGAACTTCACCTTCGGTACATTCTTGGCGGGAACTTCTACAGCTTCACCAGTACGAGGATTTCTTGCCACCCGTGCTTCCGTATGCTTACGAGCAAACGTAATGCCATTAAACATCTTTACTTCCTCATCGGCCTTTACAGCTTCGGTCAGAACTTCCTCTGCCATCTCAAACACAGTCTTAGTATCCTTAATAGTCATTCCAGTCTTAGCAGCTACTGCTTTGTAAAAATCATTCTTTACCATAATAATTACTCCTTTTTTTCTAAATATTCAGGATTGTATTCTGTCCCCAACCCTTTAGGGATAAATGAAGCGATAATGTGTAAATTACACGTATTTTGAAGGAAAGGTCCCTTCATATAAGAACAATTCTCCAGGTGAGAAGAATGGTATTTTTATTGAGGTTTAGAGAGGTGAAAAAAGTTAGCTCCTACACTTTTTTAAAACAATTTAAGAATAAATCTTTATTTAACATGAATAAAATTTTTAATAATACTGAACAATCATTGTTGGTATTCGATTTCATTGTTGTATTTTTCACAGGTGGTGTAATATGAAATGCTCTATCTATTAACCACGACATAAGACTCAAATAATTCTTTGAAATATAGACGCTTTTAATTTCATCCATTATTTGATTAAAATGTTCTTCTGCCAAATGATAATTGATTAAATCTAATTCGTCATAATCTTTATTAGATAATAACTTTTTGAGAGAATATTTTTCTATTATTTTTTCCACCTTCATAGATTGTCTATATTTTTTCTTTGGCAAATAATGCTTTACATAAAACGCACTAATAGATAGCGTACTTGTCTCTGGATTATAAGATGGAATTCTTATTTTATATATAAAATTCATGGGACACTTTAACTTCTTATTAATTAAACTTTTATTAAAACCAGGTCTTATAACTGTCCAAAAACTAGGATATCCCCTGTCTTTAACTTTAAGTATTGTTTTCAAACGCTTAATTTCATTTGTTATATCTATGTCGTATTTACGCTTACTATTATCTATTGCGCATTGAGCAAGAACAGATAATATGCAAACACTGTCATAACAAACTTTGTCGTTATAGTTATATGTATAGGATAAAGCAATCTGGGCCAGATTACTGGACTCCCCAATTGCTCTTTGTGACGCTGCGAGATTATTATCAATCCTCGCAAAATCTTCAGACGTATTATTGTAGTGATTAGCTTCTTTAGGAATATTATTTACAATTGTTGGATACTGTTTATAGAATTTCTTGGCAGCAGCCACAATTGCAGGTTGATTGGTAACGTATAAACTGTCACTGTCCTGATCGCTGCCATTGTTGCGATCCTGCGCATCCGTACCAATCATATTTATTGCTATGATCTGCTTACCAAAGGTGAAATACTTATTCAATCTCTCATCATAATGGTTATGCAGATGATCCATATTGTTCCTACTATTAAAAGGACTTCGGAATCCTGCTAAGTACTCCCCATCCTTAAACCTTCCTGTGTAACACTGTATAGCCTCGTCTTCAGGCAGGAGAGTAGTATCCTTATATACATCATCACCTACGGCAGCAAGTAACATAGCATAAGGTGATCCTACAATTACAAGATTATCTCCATCCTGAATTAGCTTTCCTGTTTTTACATTAGTTACATAAGTATTGATGATTTTTTTCTTTCTCTGTCTAAAGTAATCACATCTCACAAACTCAGGATTATGTTCCACCAGTGCTACCAGTACCTCAAAGTCATTGGAGTAATTCTCATTCTTTACCAGATACTCCAGAAAAGCGTGATCATCCTTCTTCAGTTTCATTACATAATCAATAGTGGTCTGACACACATCCTCCATGGTCTCCATATCCAGTGCATTGATCATTTGATAACTCATGCGCTGTACCGATCCTAATTTACTCTCGTGTGCCGTTTTAACTATCCCGAAGTATGATCCGTTTTTTCTAACCCATTCTGACCAGTATTCGAATGAGACCTTAAATTTTAACCACTTCAGGGCGTTGTCCGTTGTTATCAGCTTAATATCCTTAACTCTTACATCATTACCCCAGAGATCCTTTACAGTGGCTGTCTCGTACTGATCACCGAAATAATCCTGAAAGAAGAGTTGTATATTACTTCTGAATGCTGCCATTTTAGTGAAATGTTGTCTTAATAGTATATATCCATCAGCCCAGTCAGGAAAAATGCTCTCGTCAATTAAAGCCTGACCATCAAATAAAGTATTCTTTACTTTATAATTGTCTTTTTCAGCAGCTATACACTGTTTGTTTTCATCCAGTTCCACACTTATAACTTTAGTATTAAAGAAACAATCTATATCCTTTATAACCAAAATCTCACTGGGATCTATATGTATACGGTCAACAATAGTACTGGTTGATAACGAAGAATAAGCCCCTATTTCTACAATAGGGGCATTCGTATCTGGCAATTGTATCCCCATTCGTAAAAAGTTCATGGCTTTATCATAGAGTTCATCTCTGATAAACATACAAGATCCTTTTTTCGCCTTACCTGGGGTTCTATATGCCATTCTATAATGTATGATTTCTGTACTGATTATTTTTCCACGTTTATTATGTGTATTATATGTTATATTAAATCCGTTTTTATAATATTCTTCCCTGATTGCATCTCTTGTACGCTTCTTAAATTTTTCCTGCCTTTCAGTTAAAACCTTCTTAAAGGATTCCAACTTAGAGACATAATCTTCGTCACCCTTTTTCTTAGCTTCTTTAATTCTTTTCTCCATAGCACTCATTTCTTCCTTGTAAGTATGAGTACCATAATCAAACTGAACACATATTACATCTCTTGTAGAGTCTTCCTTCCAAACATTTAATCCGTTTTCTTTCAAAAAATCCAAGAACAGACTATTCGTTAACATGGCTTCCGTAGTATCATATTGATCACGTATACCTAAGTCATAACCATATATAGAACCTGCTTGGTAGTTGTTTATTTTATAACCATATTGGCCCGTAACGCATCACTCCTTAATCCCATAAATCTCTAAAATACTTAGCAAATAAATTAATACCTTCCTGTACCTGATCATTCCATTTCTGTGTTTCAGAAATAAAATTCAATCC